AGCTGTTGCTGGTATTCCTTTTTATAGGGCCGGGGTTTGTTTACGTAGGGCATGATTAACTCCTGTTGTACTCACATGACTTTACCGCACAAAACTTGCACAGCGGGCCGCTTATGGGGTTCCACACCCCGTTCTTTACCGCTGCCTCGATACGGGCAACGTCTTGTGATGGCTTCTCTAGGTACTTGACCATCATCTCTTTGTGGTGCTCAGCCCGCACAAACTCCTTGCTCACCACAAAAATCAGGCCCGACTTCACCCTCTGTATCTCCGGGAACTTGGCAAACAAGCCACAGGCAACAATGTCCAGTTGCTTCACGTCCGCATATCTCGCACTCTTGCTTGTCTTGTAGTCCACCGAGTGAGCTATCCCCTTGCTCCGATTGATAACCACCAAGTCGGCTATCCCATGCCACCATACATTCGGCGCACTGAAGTCGCATGCCTTTAGTTCTTTGGTCAGCCCCAGCTTCACCTCGCATAGCTTTTCTCCTTCGATGTTTTTGAGCGCGTCCAATGTAGGTTGCATGTACTCAAACGCAGGGGGAACTGGCACATCATCGCGAATGTATTCCTCAGCCACCGTGTGGGCGGTCTTGCCATACAGCGTAGCTTGCGTGTCGGGCTCAACTATGTCCTTGGCTATCTTGGTGTGGTAGTACTTCCTCGGGCATTGCTGAAACGTCTTTAAGCTGCTGAATGACCAGACTATGGGTTTCATTTTGCTCGTACTCGCTTTGTTTTGTCTTTCTTTAGTGGGGCTGGGCAGTGGGGAGGGACATACGCCACACACCACTTTGCAGTTACGTACTTACCTTCAATCCAACTCGCAATGTATGCGTCAGGCATTTTGTTCAGCACCCTGTAGATATGGCGTTCATCCGCTTCCAAACGCAGGCTTATGGTCTGCGCTGTCAACCCGTCTATGTTTGCTCTTAGCAATTTGCGAATGAGCGGGGCTTTGTGCTCATACGGTTTTTTCATTCTGTTCCTTCATGTGCCGCAGTGCACCGTACATCAGCCTCACACTTACTAGCGCATCCATAGTCTTGGTCATGGCCTCATCAAATTTTCTGTCCAGCACAGCATCGTGTGCGTCCTTCAATGCCTTCTCTGCATCCATGCAGGGTTTCGCGTAATCAATAATATCAGCAGTCGCCATAGCTTGCTCCATATCCAGCCTCACAGTTCAAAGGTAATTCAAGTGCCCACTGGGGACGTAGGCGCATACATAGTTCAACGTACTCTTTAGCAACTTCAGCCTCGGCTTTAGGCACGATAATGGCAATGGCGTCATGGACGGTCATCACCACACGGTACTTCTTGGCAATCATCAGCATCTGTTCTCCGATGATGATACGGGCTAGGGCTTGGCACACGTTCTCAATCACCTTGCCGCCGTAGATTCGGTTGGGGATAGTGGCCTTGCCCTTCTTGGTGTCGTAGACGATTTCGGCCTTACCTTCCTCGTTCTCGTATAGGCGCAGGTTCGGATACTTCAAGCGCAAGCCATTCGGCAGGATGATGCCATCTGCACCCTGAACGGGTAGAAGACCACCGCGTCCAAGAGACGTTTGCTGCTTCTGTAGTATGGCCTTGAGCGCAACCCCCGCTGCTTTCCATAGCTCCACAATCTGCGGGTATGTCAGGCGGTATGTGTCGATGATGCGCTTGGCCTCGTCCACGGAAATTTCAACGCCATAAGTTTTGAGTTGGGCTTGGAACTTAGCCGCGCCCATGCCGTACCCTGCACCAAGAATGGTCGTCTTACCCACGAACCGCTCTTCTTTGAGAATCTCCTCAACGGGCTTGTTGTAGATGGCCGAGGCCATTATTTTGTACACATCCTCACCGTCATCAAACGCTTGCACTAGGTCGTTCTGCCCAGCCAGCCATGCCAACGTCCGTGCCTCAATCTGCGAAGAGTCTGAGTCCAGTATCACGTAACCCGCAGGGGCAATCATGGCGTACTTCAATGTTGATGCGCGTGGTAGGTTCTGTAGGTTCACCTTGTCATCGCCGCCCCAACGCCCCGTGTGTGCTGCGTAGTAGCGTAGGGGTACAGGCAATGCGCCTCGGTTAGCAATCCCAATGAACCGCTCGGTGCGGGTCTCTTCGATGGTGGACTTTGTACCTAGCCGCGCAGCCACAAGTGTTTGTACGTAATTGTTCGGGTGCTCAAGCAATGCCTTGAACTCCTCGTCGGTCTTGGAGAACGCATACGTCTGCTTGCCTGTGGTGGGGCTCTTCTTCATCGGCGGGACTACACTATGCTCCCGCAGCAACTCGGCAAACTTCGGGTTGCTCATCAGGTCGTCTTTGTCGAGTGCACCCAGCAACTGGGTTTTAGTGGCTTTAACCCTACCCAAGTGCTCTTCCAATATCACCCTATCCAACTGCAACACTGGCTCGGTGAACATCTTGATGGTTAGGTCAATGAGTCGCAACTCAGTCGGCGGGAAGTCTCCGCTCATGGCATTGAACAACTTCCATGTCAGAGTCACATCGTTCTTGCAGTAGTCACCGTATCGTGCAAGCTGGTCGGCAGGGAACGCTTCACGGCGTAGCCCCAAGGCATTGACTACCTCAGTACCCTTAACGCCAAGGCCATAGTGGTTTGAGAGCACAGCCAAGCTACCGCCTACCTCCGTTCCATGTAACGCACGGCCCATGCTTAGCGTGTCCAGCCATCCCTTGGGTTTGATGCCGAACTGCTCGGACAAGATGAACCCATCGAACACAGCGTTATGGGCCAGTGCAAGTGAGTTACTCCAGTCATAACCCGACAAAAACTTCGCGGTCTCCACCATGCTTCCGGTGAACCACTCGGGCTCACCATCGTTTACCTGTACTGCAACACCGATAACCTCAAACTGTGCGTGCCGTATGTACTCCTCAGTGGTGAACTTCTTCAGTCCGTATTCCGCTGAGTAGTACGTCTCAAAATCCACCGTGATGATGTTCATTTGTACGGGTTCACGCTGTTGAGTGCGGGGTTGTAGTTGGTAGCGGCGTTGGATAAGGCGTTGTATGCTTTGTTGTGGGCATCTCGATGTTGTTGGCTGTCGTAGGCAATTTGATGGTTCGCTGTAGTTATCTGCGCTTGACCAAACGCCTCATTGAGACTGTTGCCTATCGCCGTGGTCACCTGCCCCCTGCTCATAATCCCGCTAGACCGCGCCTGTTTCACCGTTTCTTCCTCGGTGTCCCGCAGTATCCTGCGCATGACAAGCTCGTCAAACTCTTTGCGCCGCGCCTCTTTCAATGCCTCGTGCAATGCGCCCTTCTCGGGCTCGGTCATCACATCGCGGAAGTTAGGGGCAAACATGAAAGCCCATTTGCTGGCGTCCCCGTAGAACTCTTCGGGGTTGGATTCCATACGGCCTAGTAGTGCACGTACACCTGCTGATAGTTCGCTCATTTTTTCTCCGTCATAAGGTTAAGATAGCCCCCAAGGGCGGATACGTTGTCTTCGTTGAGTACGCAAGTGATGCCCCCAGCGGATTCAATGTCGCGGAGGTTTTTTTCTTGGAGTGCGGTGGGCTTGCCACCATTGGCTTTGGCTTCAATAGCCAAAAACCTACCATCGACGCAGCACAGGAAGTCGGGTACTCCTGCATTGCCATACCCCGTGCCAATCGGCATCGCGTAGTAGACCCCATGCGCTTTGAGGATGGCCTTGATTTTGGCCTTGACCTTGGATTCAGGCGTTGATGCCATCTAACACTCCAGTAGTTTTCAGGCCCCCACTGTAGCACACTATTGGACTTTGTCAACAATAGATACAAAAAACCGCCCGAAGGCGGTTGGGGTTTTCCCTAGTAATGCTAGGTCGTTTGGGCTTCCTGTAACTTGGTTGCGTACCACACCAGCTTGCCGATGTCCTGCCCCGCATCGTCCTTGTGACCTGCTCGGCTCGTGTACTTTAGCACGTTGCCTTTCAAATAGCCACGGAACTCCTCGGGTGTCAGCTTAGCCTTGATGAAGTCGATGACCTCGATACCGCCTACCTTGTAGTGGGGTGGGTGGTTGACTACATCTACCTTGGGCTCTTCCATCGTGATGGGCATCTCCATTACTCTAGACTCAAACGGGGTGTTGCTTGAAACCATAGCTATCGGTGTCCACGCTCCTGCCGTAGCTTTCTTTGTGTACCTACGCTTGGGTGCACCTAGTTTCTTGTCCCGCCACATTGTGCTGTGCACCACATGGGCTGATATACCTAGCTCCTTAGCTATCTCTGCTGGTTTTGCTTTAGGGTTGGTCTTCAAAAAGGCGCGAACCTTGTGTGCCATGCTGTTCTTAAATATCGCCATTACTAACTCCTTGTTGGTTGGTTACATACTCGGTAAGAATTTCTCTAATCTTGGCTTGCTTTGTGTACGGGTGGTGTGCACTGAAGTAGTCCAGTACATGCCTTGGTAAACGCAAGCTCGTAGCAAACAACGATGGCTTCTTACTAGGGCCACGTCCTTTGCGCTTTGGTATTGGTTTCAGGTGTTCAATTCCGGTGGTCATATTTTTTCCTAATAAGTGCTCGACCTACGTGAACGCACGTAGCCGTTGTGTGGGGTAGCTGCTTCGTCTCTTGGCTCGTCGTAAAACCTCCGTACACCCATCACGCTACCCTTAATGAACTTTTCCGGTGCTGCCCTACGGATAGCCGCAATGACTGCATCTAGTTCCTTGTTGTCCACGTTGAAGTCTTCGCGGTTAGGACGCGCTGCCCACACTAGCATCTGCTGATGCTCAATACTTAACATGTTTACTCCTTCTTCAGGGACTTTATGTACACGGCAAAACTGTCCCGAGTCGTTGTGCCGAAAGCTTCTATGTCGTTGATACGCATAGCCGCCATATTGAGTGCCGAGTTCCATCCATCAGTGAAAGCGTTAAGGTGTTCTGCCCCCTTCGACTTCAGCATGTCCCGCAGTTCGTCCCGCTGTGCCCTGATGCACTCAGGGTAGTGGCAGTAGTAGCTGCATGAGTGAACGTCATCCATTGTTCTGCTCCTTCAACTTAGCGTTTATCAGGCGTGTAAAGATTCGGGTGAACTCCCTACTGCCAGCGCCAATCATGTGCCGTTGCGTTTCAACAAATAGGTCATCAGCATCGGCATCAGTGAGGTTTACCCACGGCTTCTTGTAAACCTGTGTGTCATCGTCTTCGTCATCCATTGTTCTTACTCCTTAACTTGGCTTCAATTTGGTCAAAAAGTTTGCGGGTATAACCCTTGACGGGCGTGTCGCCCCACGTCCCAATGATTTCTTTAATCTCCTCATCCGTCAGCCCTACCCATTCGCGCTTTGTCTTCTGCGCTGGCTCCAGCCAAAACAGTTCGCCAATTTGCTCTGCTGTGTAACTTCCAAAGTTGTTGGCGCTCCACTTAATAAGAGTTTTACCCGTTGTAGATGTTGCCCACACTGTGCAAAGTTCATCAGTCTCAATGCACCGTAAAATGTCACCACGGCGCAGGCTTACAGGCTGCGGCTGCACACTCGGCGGGTGGGTATAAAGGGGCTTGTATGTCCAACCCTCAAGCAAATGGCCTTCTGGGTTTTCGTAGTGGATGTCATCCTCCTCTCCGTATGCGTTAATCGTCATCCACGCCACAGGCTCCTGCGCTGGCTGTGCCAAGGCTGCTTTGAAGTCAGCCACAAAGTCAATCGCTTGCAAGCCGTACTCATCCAGTACTGCTTTGATGCCCGCCCATTCTGATGGTGGCTCCTGCGCTGGCTGTGCTAAAGCTGCTTTGATGGCGGTGATGGCTTCATTCATCAGGCAGGTGTCGTATTCAGTCCACGATATTCGATTGGCTGTAGTTTTTACTCCGCTTTCCAACGCCTCAAGCGCCAGCTTCAATGCTTCATCTTTATCCATTGTTCTTCTCCTTGAGTTTGGCTTCGGCTTTGTAAATAGCGCCTTGCACAGAATTACCAAGATGGCATCCCGCAGCAAAGTGGTTGACTTCATCGTTCGTCAGCCCCACCCACGGGCGCTCCTGCGCTGGCTGTGCTAGGGCTGCTTTCCAACCTGACCATGCCCAATACGCGCCGCTTTCTAACCTAAATGGATTGGTGCTTTCATCATTGTCACCGTTCCACCATTCATTAAACGCAACGCTGGGCCTGTCCCATAGTTTGTCCGCAGCCATAGCCTTCTTAGCTTGATAGCCACCGCCCCAATCACCCTGCCGCTTTGCTAATTCGTCAAACGCTTCGTCTTCTTCAGTTTTCATTTTGTTTTCCTTGGTTAAGCGCTCTGTTGATTTCGTCTACATAGTCGGCTTCGGCTTCCTGCCACGCCAACACGAGTTCGTCTGACCACATCAGGTTGTGTTTGCCAATAAAGTCACTGACCGCAATGCCAAGTTTCTCAATAGAAGTCAGTTCATCAGCTAGCACCCAACACGGGCAAGGGCTACCCACAACTTGTGGTTTGCCGCAGTGTCCACAGTTATATAGAGATACTGTCATCATCTTTGCTCCGAAGGTACAAACTTAAACGCTTTGTTTGCGTTGATTAGCCCGTATGGGCTGGCGGTAAAGTTATGACCCTTGTAGCAGTCATAGCAGTATTGCGTAGGCGACTTGATGTCGCACTTGCACTTGCGGCAGAACTTCCACGGCTTGCGCTTAATAGCTTTTTCCCGTTCTTCAGGTGTCATAGCAATCCCCAAATAGTTATACCCACACCAACCACCACAAACGCCAAAATTAAGATGGCGAACGCAGTAAAAAAGAAACTCAAGATTAAATCTTCGTCATCGTCATCGGGTTTCATGCTTGCTCTCCCATCAGACAGTCCATGATTTCGTTCCTGATGCTGTATATAGCTTCTGATGCCGCGCCATAGTCCGCTTCCGCTTTCATGCGCGTAGAGTCGGCTGTAT